GAATGTAGTTCTTCAACTTCCTCAAACCGTGCTTCAGCTCTGTCAAACTACAACTGCAATCTTATCATTCTTAGCGAAAACTTTTGTTCATTCTGCATAACCTCAGGCTGTAGTATTACTTCAAGCTCACCAACATTTTATCAAGTAAGTTCAAGGTCTTTTTATTATTGCATACTGCATTGCTCAAGTGTATTCAAACAATAAATCAGTTTGGAACCGAGCTTTTGCTCAATCACAAGCATTTATAAGTTTCATAGCATTTTGATTTGCTTCCACGATAGCCATATCACTTTCGTTTTCACTGAGCTGTTCAAAGCTATTATATCCAGTCAATCAAGTATAACTCAAAACAGGTGGAAGAATAATCGTATCTTCGTCTGCAACTTTTATTCTTTTTCAAGAAGCAGTTCACGATACCATACTGTCTAATAAAGTTGCATCAGATAGTAGTGCAACAAAATTACTATCAGATATAGAATTGTCTGCTGTTGTATTTCAGAAAATAGCATTCATAACAGTAGAGTTCGTCTTCATTAAGTTTAGCCTATCTGTGTTAGAAGCAATATTCACAAGTGCTGTTTGATTTACTGCTATCGCATTTGTTATATCTGAATATCACTTCATAAGATTTAATTTATTCGTATCGCTTGTTATAAGTATAATAGCATTACTATTTCAAGCGATTGCTCACCTTATAACAGTATCGTCTTTAACGATATTCAATTTATCGTAGTTTCAAGCAATAGTAATTATAGCCTCTGTGCTGTTCGCTATCGCAGATTCCACGATTGAATCTGAATAAAGCATCTGCAATATATCATTGTTATTCACAATAGTCATTATGTAGGTATTTATCAGATATACCTTAGTATCATAGTCTTCAAAGAATGCGTCCATTGCAGGCATATAAGTGAATAGATTAGTTATTCAATACTCGCTATTCAAATACATATCTCTTGCTAATGAACTGTTTGCTATAATATAAATACTGTTCCAACACTCACTCACCTCTTTTACTGCATTGTTATTACTCAAAAGCTCTGTCATAGCAATTTCACTACTCGCTATAGCAGTCATTACACTAAATGAATGACTAATCATACTCATACTAGTAGAACTGCTCACCAAATCTTCCCAAACTTCTCATTCTGTGAGTCATAAATTATCATTTTCGTCCATAGCATTTAGAATTCTGTATAATCAACTTGAAGCTCTAAAGACATTATCAAAATCCTTTACTCAAGAGAAAATCATAGTCCTAACGAAGTTTTCTGTAAGCTCGTTAATAGAACTTCAGGCAGGAATTTTAATCGTCTTATTAGTAGATTGATTTGCTCAGAATGTTCAAAGTTCTTCGTCGTCCCCATATAAAAGTGTAAGAGTTCAACCTCCAATACTATCTTTTACATTTTTCACCTGTTTTTCGGTAGCAATAGTAGTAGGATTATCTCCTGCTTCAGTTGATTTGCTAGGAACTACAGGACTTGTTGAGAATGTTTTTTTTCAATCAATCGTCTGGTCCCCTGTTAATTTTACGACATCACTATTATTAGCCTTATTGCTAATATCAGTTTCAATAGATTTTAGCTTGTCGTAAACTGCATTTTTACTAGGTGCAATATCAGTTTCGCCGTTCCAAGAATCTCAAAATGCAGTATCGTCCACTGAATGATGCTTAATTATCTGTTTCAAATAATCAGCTCTCATAACTCTACCACTTGTAGCAGTTCAAGTATTTCATTCTGCAACTGACATAGCAGAATAAGAGGTATCTACACTAAGGTGTAAAGCTCCTCAGCTTTCATATACAGTTTTATAAGCAAAGAACTGAGTTCTTCACTTAGTCATATATGAACTTCCTGCTAAAATACTATTCGCTCGGTTTTTCATAGGAATATAAGCTCAATCTCATATTCTAACTCTAACATTTCTATATGCAGAAGCGACAACCATTTCTGTGTTCACTTCAAAATGATAGAATGCTCACTCTATTCGTTGAACTCAAGCATTAGAATCAATAGTTATATTAGTGTATCAGTATGAGGCATTATAAGGTGCGACTCATTTTGTGCTGTCTTTAGAAACAGTCACCATATCTTCCGTTATTACGAATAGTCTTTTCTCAGCTTTATTCATTTTAAGGTCTAATGCTTCCTGAGTTGCATTAGAGATAGGCTTGTTTGCGTCGCTTGTATTATCCACATTTCACAATCAGATATTCTCTTTTGTTATATTTACATTACCTGTTCTGTATGAATCTTCAGCACTTCACTTAACTCAAGTAATCGTATTCTTCTGAGCCTGAGCTTCAATTCAGTTCAACTTACTTCTTTCAGCTGTAGTCATAAATAGGTGTGAGTTTCATTCTGTAATTGCGTCAGCTGTTTCAGTAGATTTGTTGAAATAATTACTAAGGTCAACTGAAGTTTCTCAGATTTTAGTTCGTGTATTGCTGTAATATATCCGTTCTTCATACTTATCTGCTCAAGTCCCTATTGGTCATAACAAATAAATAACATTCGTTTTTATATTCGTAGTAGGTAGAGTTGAAACAACTTCAAATCCTCAGAAATTGCTAATTATATTATCAACTTCTGCTTTAGTGTATGTTTGACTTTTAGTGTAGTAATTCGTTAAGTCGCTTACGGCTTTTGTGATAAATCAGCTATCATTTGTTAAATCGCTTGTCTTAGTAGGAACAGGAATGTTGATTGTATCACCATTCGCCTGATTCAAAGTAATACTCTTAATAGTAGTTCAGTTTACCTGTATCGTGATTGTGCTATCATAAACAGTCTGAACAGTAGGAATCATTTCGTCAACCTCAGTTTTCGTATAAACCTGACTCTTACTGTAAACATCTGAACTATTCGCCTTACTATTAAGAGCTTCTTGTAAACCTGTAATTTGAGCAATCGTATGAGAGTGAACAGAACTTGCTTTATTGTCTAATGCACTCTGTAATCAACTTATATCTGATATCGTATGAGTATGTCAAGTATCTGCTTTTCAACTGATTGCACTCGCAACTGCTGAAGCAAAATCTGTAATATCACTAACAGTATGACTGTGAACTGCATTTGCTTTATCAGATAAAGAGGCTTCTAACTCGTCCACGTCAGAAATGATATGAGTATGTCCTGTTTGACTATACCCACTCAATGCACTCTGCAAATCACTACTCGTAATATAATTTACTAAAGCATTTGAAATCAAACTTCATACAGCTTGTGCAAAGTTCGTTATATCAGATACTAAATGAGTATGCTGAATATTAGCTTTTGTGCTTACTGCTTGACTGATAGCTTGATTCGTAGCTTCCTTAGTATAATAGTCTGACATATCAGGTCATTCTCAGGAAGTTCAAGGCTTCTTACCTCTTAAGTTCTGCAAAACAAGGTCAAGTATATTTGTATCACTCTTATATTCGTCTGAAACCTTTATTTCAGTCTTAATTCAACCTTTAGCATTTATTACAACCTTTCTACTCTGTATTAGTCATAGGTATTCCAAAGGCAATCGGTCGTATCAAGTTAGTATTCTTATGTATTTTCTATCTCAAGGTGTAAAGTCCCACCAATCCGTATCCCTTGAAATTGCTATGCTCGGTATTGCTATCCCGTTAGGCAATGCTAAACTTCACTCCTCCTCGTATTTTTCAAAAAGCAACTTAGTTCTATTATAGAATTCCTCGTTCAATGCACTTGAACTCGCATTTTGAAGATATGAATAGAACTTGTCCATACTATCTTTTCGGCTCCAATCTACGATATTCGTTCACATTGTATTTCTTGCGTCGTATTCCCATACTCAGCTTAGGACTTTACCTGCATTTTCTGAACATTCCAAAAAGTGATAATCTCAAACATTCACTATTCTACATATCATTTTAGGATTAGCAGTTCGGCAATACTTAAGGATATCGTAGAAGCTTGTCCCTATATCAAAGTCCTTAGTAATAGCAGTTTCGTCGTCGTTCAATCACAATACGATAGGCAATGGTGAGTTCGTATTAAGCTCGTTGAAAATTCACTCTATCACCGTCTTAGCAGGTGTTGTCATATAGCTTTTTTGAGCTCTAATTATCCTATTCTGTAAATAGCTTAACCGATTTTCGGCTTCCATTACAACTTCAGTAGTCTTAACAGTAATATCTGTAATATATCATTCAAAAAGATTGATAACACTTCAAATCTTCAGTCAATAAGAGATACTTACTCTGTATCATTTTTGTAAAGGCTGTTTCCTTAATCGTTCTTCTGCAGGAAATCTGAGCTTCATTTTTCAACCCTTATTCACCTCGTCGTCAACCTGCAGAGAAAAGATATTCCCTATAGTTGCGATTATTTCATTTTCTCAGTTCTTAATTTGTATCGTTAGCATAGTCGTAATTTTGCTTTAATAAATAAATCCCTCAGAACACTATTTCGTTCGTTTCGTGATTGTAGCTTGGAGCTAAGAATTGTCTAAAAGCAATAGTTCATTCCCAATCACTCGTCAATGCTCAGTTGAACTTACCTATTTCCTTTCTAATTCTGTTTCTTATCTCGTATCAACTGAGATAATCTTCATACTTTACAACAACATCTATTAAGATAGGAAAAATATCCACTCATTTCTCATAACCTATATTTCAACTATCAAAATCACCCCAATCTCATTCATTGAATACGATTGCAGGTCAATTCCCTGTTTCAACCTTTAAGAATCATACCCTTTCGCATAATTCCAAGCTCAATAGGTATTGCTGTAATGCTTTTGGTCGGTTTGGTGTTATCATTCCCTCATATATTTAGCATATAAATCAATTATGTTTTGTTTTTCCCTATTTATAACTGTTTCAAATGTATGCTTTCACTCAATTCCCCTCCTTGCAATAGCTCTTGCAATCACAAATACAACTCACTTATCTGTATAATGTAAATCGTCGTATTTACTCGTCGCACCTCACTTTATCATATGCTTTCTTGAAGTCCAACCAACAAGAGCGTCCATTGGAGGAAACTTTCAAGGTCTTCTTCCGTATTCCCTCACTAAAGCATACTCCAAATTCGTTCAAACTTCTACAAGTCAAGGCTTCACCTCTATTGTGCTTACACTATCTTTCAAAGTTCAGGTATCTTTACTGTCTTTTTCAATCTGCTCTTTTATCTTATTTTCAAGATAGAATCAGCACTTCTTCAAAGCAGAAGCACTATTATTCTGCACATTCGCAATCACCTTATCTAAATCTTTTATCTCGTATCTCATTTACTCTACTATCTTTATAAAATATTTATTATGGTGTATTTTAGTCTTATCTTGAGGCTGATAATGAGCAATCACTTTCCATTCTTTGCTATTCCAAATAATCAAATCTTTTTCGTCAATTTCAATTGAAGCATTCGCATACATTTTCATAACTTTCCTCTGAATATCGTCTGTATCACTAAGCAATCTTAAATCTTTATAAGATAAACTGCTAATTCTACACTTTATTGGAGAATCTTGATTCACATAGATTTTTTTGCTAATTCAATCTCAGTAAATCGTTTCTTCTTGTCTTTTTCTTATAATTGCTTCATTGATAAAGAAGTCTTGTATCATTTTCACTATTATTACTAATGTAAATGTATTGTTCGGTATCATTTCCCTATTAGTCAGCTGTATGCTTCAATCACTGCAATAACATTACTGTCAGTAGGAATTCCAAAGAATGTATAAGCATATTGACTATCTGAATAGGTGTATGAATAATCGTCAATCCTTTCGCTCACAACTTTCTTAGTCGCATTATTGTTTTTATCAACCACTCAAAAAGTGTAATAGCTTTCGCATAGGCTTGATACTGCTAATTTTAAGTCCTCAGGGAATTCGTATGTATTTCCGTCTTCTACATAGAATATTTCCTTATCAATTTTGGAAAAGACTCTTAGACTTACTTGCTTAATCATTTTTAGAGCCTCCTCTGAATGCTCCGAGCAGTATTTTAGCAGGTCCTCGTTCATTGTTAAATCTTGTAATTCTGCAACGGTTATAATAGGAGTTATGTCCATTTTTTTATGTCATTAGAAATCTAAAATATATTATTTCGTGTAATTTTTGCTTCAATACATTCTCACCAATCTCAAGTATCAATCGCAACAACATTAGTTCATCATACCAAATATGGTCGTCAGCTTCACAAACTCACTAATCAGGTTATGTCTTCTGTTCAGTTTATCGTCGTTAGGAAACATCTTCTGTTTTTCGTATCAATCATAATCTTATCTCAAATGCTTAGTCATAAACTGCTAATATTCTCTATGTGTAATACCTCAAATCAGTTTTCACTCTGACAAACTATTTTTATCTTATCCATTGGATAAAAACTGCTATCATTCTGCAATATTTCCATATCAATATTTGCAGGAGAGCTAAGAACACCATTGTAATTTATCAATCACCTGTAGTATTGTCGCTTGAAAGGAAGTTTTACAGGCAATTTTATTCAACTCATAGTGTTAGTAGTCGTTATGGAATACTCCTGACTTGAATAGAAGTATGGACTATCGGTTATCAATTCAACACTTATTCATACTCGTTTTTCGTTAGCGAAATCTGAAAGCTCTATTCATTTGTAGATTTGACATTTACATTTCCACTCAGCACAATCTACGTCTAAGAAAGATAAGTCTTTCCAAAGATTCTTATTGAATGGAGATGGATTAGCTTCAGGAGTAAAGGCTCTCTGAACTCTTTTAAGCAAAGCTCGTCTTTCTTCCTCTGAATTAGCAACGATGTCAAATAAAAACCTTATTCTTCTGTTCTTCATTTCAGTTGGACTGACATATTCTCAATGTCTAATAGCATATTTCTCGGAATTCGCATTCGTAGCAACCTCAAAAAAGCTAAACTCCTTAAGGATTAGACTTCCTCATTCCTCAATGAATGCAGGATTGTTTAGAAATCTCAGTCAGTTATACTCAACTTTATATACCATTATTTTGTTATAACTCATTAGCATATCTATCTTGTAAAACGACTGTAATATAATCAAAAAGAAAAAAGTGTTATTTTGAATAACACTCTTACTTGAATTTCATTTTCTTTAAAAGATACTGCTCAAACTCAAATTCACTTGAGAACTTGAGCTTCTTAAACCTCTTAAGCAACTCTGGATTTTTACGGCAACCCACCATTTCCATTAGTGTTCATACATAACTTGGACTCATTTCAAGAATTTGCTCTTTTGTATATCAGTATTCGTGCATAAGTAAGGTGAATGTGTATATTGAAAGAGCTTCTCAATATTCACCATCTCAAGAAGCCTCTAAACTAAACCCAATTCCTCAAGTATCCTCTTGATAATCTCCTTTTGCTTACTGATAGGCAAATCGTTTTCCAATATATCTAAGAACTCCTTCCGTTCTCACTCAATGCAGTATAATTCAAGTAGTTTCATTACAGATAATTTTGAGTCTTTCATTTTCGGCTCACGGAAAACTCGCTTTTTATCTCATAAGCATACTTCACTTTTCTTATATCCGTCAAGGAATTCCTGTAAATTTATAACCATAATAGAGCTGTTAGATTATAAAAAAGCATATAAAGGCAAACGAAGAAAACCTCTATATGCTTATTTACGGAAACCATACTTTCCAATACGGCTTCCAGACTTTCTTCGTTTAGAACTGATATTACTCAGAGGCTAATGAGAATCACTCAAAGTCTTGCTTGATAACAGTTCCTGTAATTTCTACAGGGAATCAAACAGTAGTATCGTCATTATCGGCAATCTGCTGTAATGTCGCTTTACTTGCTTGACAATTATCTAAGTAAGTTGTAATTCTCTTTGTTTCGTTATTGTAAGTGTATTCATTCTTCAAAACCATAACGAAAGGAACTGCAAGAGCATTAGCTTTATGGTCCATTACTTTAGCATTAGCATTTATTGAGCTGTATGTCACAGTAATTCTAACAGAAGTAGGAGCATCAGCATCTAATTTTCCTTCTGTTTCACCTGTAAGCAATTTGATATAAGTTGCTCCGAACATTGTTGCTCATACCTTATAATCAGTATTAGCAGTAAGAGTTGTTTCTGTTCAGTTTATCAAAGCTGTCACAGAAGTAGGCTCAATAGCTGTTCAATCAGCATTTGAGTATTGTAAGATAATATCCTTATCAAAACTCCAATCTCAAGGATTCCATTTTTCTACTTCAGCAGTCACAGTTCAAGGGTGGACTTCAACCAAACCACTCTGAAGAATAGCGAGTTTCTCAACAGTCAATTCGTGAGCTGTAATGTTCACTGTGATTTTATCTCAGTCTTTAGTTTTCTTAAGAGTTCCGTTGCTATAAACGTCGTCAACAGTTTCCCCTGCATTTGCTATAGACTGGTCCTTGTATAATCACAACTGCAAGAAATTATCACTCCACTTCTTAGCGATAAACACCTCCATAGAGTTAGGAATCATATGTCAAGGATTCAATGGTGCTTTAAGAGTCATTCTTTATTGCATATTGATATAAAAGTAAGTTTATTTTCTTTTTGATTGTCGCTTTACCTTAGGCTTTTCTACTTCCTCCGTTTTTTCTTCCACTTCTTCTTTATCTTCAACAGGTGTTTCAACCTTTTCAGGCTTTTTTGTCTGTTTAGGAGCAGAATTAGTAGGCTTCATAACAGAAGTGTAGTATCAACCGACTTCAGTATCGCTCACAATATCTCATTTCTGATATTCCTTGTTAGCAATACGACAATCTTGAGTTATCTCGTATAAAGCCATAATTACAATCATTATTGAACTAAAATACTAATCAAAGGAGGGAATATCCCTCCAATGACTAGGCTGTCACTTCTTTAGTGTTTACAGGAGCAGTAGTTGTATTTACTACTTCTACTTTCTTAGCAGGAGCTTCCCAATTTGCATTGTATGCTCAAGTGATAAATGCTTCTTTTGAAGCTTCTCTGAACTCAGCAGTAATAGTAGTCTTAATAGTTTCTTGAATAACTTGAGAATTTGTAGGTTCTCTATAGTCAGTAAACAAGATGTCAACTCATTCTTCAGGGTCCTCCATTATGTGAATTACAGGTCTTCCCTCTCCAACGAAAACATCTCCTGTTTCAATTGCGTCGTCAATAATGAAAGGCAAATCAATTCCGAGAACATCACTAGTAAAGTAAGACAAGCGAGTTCCTGCACCTTGATTATGTCTATCTTCAACAATGAATTTATTTCTGAAAACTTTTCTGAAGAAGTTTTTAGTAGCACTATTAAGGAATATTGCTTCAGGTGTTCCACCTCTCTGCTTTATAGCTAATAGAACATTCTCCATTGCGTCTTCTGAAATGCTTCATTGAGCGTCAAGTATAAATCAACCTGCTTTATTGATAGCTTCTTTCCATCAACCCATAGTCTTTCTTACTTCTCCTGTAGCACCTACTCAGGCATCTAATACAGATACTCAGTAATAAAGAGTCTTGTTGATTTCTCTAAGTTGCTCGTTAGCTTTAGCTTCTCTTTCGTCGTTTAACAAGTTCTCCTTTGTCTTATGTCTATATTCGGCTGCTTCCTTAGAAACATATATAGATTTCGTGAAAGTTTGAACTGTGTTAGTAAATGAAGCTTCTCCGAATGCTTTATAGTCCTCAGTAATCTGGAATTCAGATTCAGCTTTTGAAAGAATCTTAATAGTTGCTCAGCTTGAGATAGAAGCTGTAGGAGTGCTTCCCCAACCTCTTATAACAGTAAGAGGAGTATAAGCAGAATCACCACTTCAAGCATTATCACCCTTAGCAGTCACCATAATTCTTTCGTCACCAACCATAAGCAAATAACCTTTTGAAAGTCTTGCTCACAATTCTTGGTCAACTTTTATAGTAGTTGCAGAAGCACCTGCGTCGTCTTTTACAGTTCCTTCTTTAGCAACTTTCTTTTGAGCATAGTAAGTAATTTGAGGAGCTTGAACTTTATCTCCTCTTTCTGCTCTTTCTAAAAGAGGTGCAGTTTCTTTTGTTAGTTCTAATACTACTGACACCCATTCTTTAAGATTAAAATCACTTGATAAGTGTAAAGCCATTTCCTTTTTCGTAATAAGAATAAAAGAGTTTATTTTTTGTCAACCAATTCGTAGAGCTCGTTCTTTTCCTTAGCAGTAAGTCTTCATTCTTTTTTGAGCTTGTCCATTAGCTCTTGCTTCCTTGTATTTCAGCTTCCTCACGGAATTTTGCTTCATCAATCAGGAGCTTTCACCGTAGTAGTGGACATTTTCTCTAATGAATCTAACTTTCCACTTAGAACAAACGGGTCCTTGATATCTTCAACTAATGTTTTGACATCATTCCACCTCTCTCCGAATTGCTTTTCAAGGCTCGCAATCCTTTGATTATTCCTCTCAGCAACTGCAGTTTCCCTTGCTTTCCAAGTTTCCTGCTCTTTTTTCAAGGCTTCAATTTCCTCGTTTTTCTGAGCGATAACCTTTTCCTGCTCACCTTTAGCGATAGCTTCTTCCTCTGCTTTCTTCTGTTCTGCTTCTTTGTATTTCTGCAATTCAGCTTCAGCAGACTTCATTCTATCGTTTACTTCCTTAAATCTCTCATAAGGAATATTGTTTTCCTCCTTTTTAGTTTCTTTACCTGTATCTGTGTCAGGAGTTTCCACAGTTTCAGTTGGTTTTTCTTCTGTGTCAGACATCGTTTTTTTAGTGTTTATTAAATAAAACGGTATGGAGTATAGTCAAAAATAAAAAAGTGTTATTTTTTTCTTAAATAACACCTGTTTTCATTAGTTATCACCTGATTTTTGTAATTTGACTTTCTGCTTCTGTTAAGGCTTTTTCGTCCTCGTCGTCAAATACTGCTATTATTGTCCCCCTGCAGTTAGGGTGAAATGGTGGAAGCTCTACTGCTCATAAGGAAATGTCAACGATATCTCAGTTCATTTCAGCACATTCCTCGCAACAATCAGGGCTTTCCTGTATTTTGAACTTAGTTATTCCAAACTCTAAGGCTCTGTTTATTATTCATTGAGTATTAGCAATAGCTGTTTCAGTTCTTGTTAGCATATCAACATACCTATCCATACTCCAAAATCTTCAGGCTCTATCTCTAAATCAGTTTATCATATTATTTTCAAAGTATCTTTCTATTCTCGAATTCATTTTATGTAATCATTCTCCGGAAATCACTCACCTTGCGAGTTCTTCTCTTATCTGTTCCTGCTGTAATTCGTTCACCATTGTAATAGCTTGTCTTTCAACTCAATCAAGGCTCGTTCTTACATAGTTTTTTGAAGAATCAACAAGAGCATTCACCGCTTCAATATGAAAAGGTCCGAGTTCTGCAACCAACGGCTCTAATTCTTGAACTGACAACGATACTCATAGGGAAAAACTCGTATCAATTCACAATAAATCATTTATGTATTTACTTCATTTCAGATATTCTTCGGGTATTCTAATTTCTGCTCGTTCCCCATATTCAGCCTGTAAAGTTTTCACTATTGAATTTAGCTGTTTCAACAACTTATGAGCATTAGTAATATCGTTAGAGTGAATTGCTTGAAGATACAACGAATTTATCCTATTCATTTCCTGATTAAAAAGCTCAATCAGTCTTTTATCTTGTGCTGAATAGTTTTTTACTGAGTAGTCATTTCTATCCATAGAAAATTCGTATAGGCAATAAAATACTTCCGATTAGCAACACTATAGCAAGGCAGAGCTGAATAAAGAAAAACCGAAAGAATTTACAGAATTTTCAAGGCTTCTTTCAAATCTCTACTATTGAGCTCTTTACCTGTTCGTCCATCGGCAAATCGTTCTCAAAGATACTAATCCGTTGTAGACTCATTTTCTTCGTTATTGTTATTATCTAAAAAGTTCTGTTTGAAGTTGTTTGTGTATTTAGCATAGCTTTCTTTTTCCTCGTTATTTATTCTTTCTAATTCCTCTTGAACTTCTACTTCGTCATATCACATTATGTAAGCAATCGCACTTTCTTTACTCATTATATTAGCATTTATCTGCTGTATTGCTGTTTGAGTTCTCTCTTGCATATCATAAACTGCAGGTTTCTTAAATCTAATCGTAGGTGCTTCTACATTTTTACCGAGATATTTCATAAGAAGCACGAATAATCTCTGCATACTACTGTAAATCCTCTGCTGTTTACTTTCAATTCTGCTGTAGAATACTTGTCGTTCCTTATCTGCTGTTCATACAGGTGCATTTCAACCGAATATAGCATTTGACAATAGAGAACTTGGAATCCCTGCAACAAATCAGATAAACTTTAGCAACATAGGAATATACTCTTGAATAGTCATATTAAGATAATTTGCGTCTTTTGTGATATACTGAGCAGGTGTTTCTCAAGGATTATGTATTAAGAAGTCAGGATTTTCGGCGAAGTCCTTTCAGGCTTCTTTTTTCCTTAGCTTTTGAGCATTGATTGCGTCTTTAAATCCTGCAGGAACACTCATTTTACTCGTAAGATTCTTAATCATTTCTACGGAAATTTGACTTCCTCTATCGTTAATTTCCTGAAATAAATCTGCTAAATCTACATAATCTGACTGATTGAAATAGCGAGGAAGCTCACCGACAAATCATTTTTGCTGAGCATTCTTAGTATCTCATTCGTCAACTACATTCGCATTCGTTAAATCGTTATTGAAAATAAATAAAGGCAAATCCTCAAGCTGTTCCTCTACTCATTCCTCTATTCTGTTCTTGAATACGAAGTCCCTGTTATAGTCCCATTTCTCTCAGTAATATCAAATCCAACCGTTTTCAACCTTTTCATACCTATCAACATAGACATATTTATTTCAATTTGCTTCTTGTTGCACGGAAAAGATATAATGTTCCCTGATGTCTTCAAATTCGTCCCCTATTCACATTCAAGTCATATCTGCACAGTAGTTAGGAAGAGGAATATACTCAAGTCTTGGATAATCTTTTCAGTCCTTAATAACCTTTCTAACTCTTACTATTCCATAACCAATAGAACTCTGATTAGTAATTGCTTCGTCCAACACGAGTTTCAGCTTTATCTTATCTCAAAGGTCAACGAAGTCCTTGTTATCTGCGTCATTTCAGAAGTCAACACTATATCACATACCGATTACATAATCCTTGAATATTCTTGTTATAGCTCTACCGATATTGATAGGAATATAAAGGTATTCGTCCTTATCAAAGTCGTGAGCGAGGTCTGATTTGATTGTAAATGCTTTCTTCCTGTAGTCCTTTTCTGCGAATTTGCTTGTCTGATTAGCATAGATAATAGCATATTTATGCTTGAGCTTTAGGAATTCCCTAAACAGAGCCATATTTTTACTTAGTTCCATTCTTATTTGTTTAATATAAATACGAGTATATATAATCAATTTTGCTAAAGTGTTATTTTAGAATTCAGTCAACGGATATTTCCTCATTTGTCGGCAGATTGCGTCAGTCATTATTCCGTCGTCGTGATACCCAACCTGTGCTTCCTCTTTCATTTTCTCGTTGTAAATAAAGGTATGCATTTCTTTGATAATCCTTTCGTCGCATTCTGTTATGTATCACTTATTGATAGCAACTTTATAATCCTCCATAAGTATCGGTCTTGTCTTAGAATTCGTAATTCGTCAAATCTCTTGTGTCTGTCTATCATATGTCCTGTCCACCGTGTTCGTAATATAACATAGTGAGTATCGGTCATATTCTTTTGCTTTCGTGTAAAAAGCATATCAAGTATTATTCTTTTCAACTCATATTCTTCACCGATATCCAAGTTGTATAAGTCTATCTACTATTTTACACAATCAATCTCAAGGGTCCGTGTATCAGTAATAACAAGCAAGGAGTTCTGCAGTTTCTCTATCTCTAACGACTATGCAAGAGTTATCTCCTCAAGGAACACCTGCTGAAGTATCGCCTCAGAATACGACTTGTCCCTCAGGTGCAGGTCTGTAAATTCTTAAATCAGGTATTACTTCGTCTTCTTCATACGGTAAAGTGTTTATTGCTTTTATTACATTAGTTTTGAATACAGGAGTTCAAGTGTTCATAAATGCTTCCTCAGGAGTGCTTGGATATTCCTGAAAAGCATAATCAGGATTCGTATAAGAGTTAAACATATTCAAGTATCGCTTCTTCTGTTCGTTAGTAAGAATAGTTCAATCAATCATAGGCTTGTCAAGGTGCTTCAGTTGTGGAGGCAATTTTATTATTTCTCACTCCTCTAAAGGCAGAGCATACTCAGGCATAATCCGTCGTCATAGGAAAATGCAACTTCGTTCGTAAGTATCGTGTCCATAATATTTATTCCACAACATTTCAAACTCATTTCCGTATCAATTAGCAGTAGATTCAATGATTATGTCAGAAGTCTTAGGAACAGACGGTAAAGTTCAAGCAAGAAGCTCGGTAGCATTATCTATAAAAGCGAATTCTGAAATATGCAGTTTACTTCGTGTTCCTCAACGGCTATCTGTAATAACGGAAACTTTACTGTGATTCTCAAAAAACTCCAATTCCTTTTTAGTTGAATACTTAGTTGTCGGTTTATACCATACATTTCAGTCGTTCAACTTTAGTGCTTCAGGTAGTCTTTGGTATGCGAACTTAACTTTATCAAAAATCTCGTCCCTCGTTTTATCAACCTGAGCGAGTATTCCTATATTTTGATTACTGAATATAACGGCATCGTCCAATCAAGAGATAGCTTCATTAGTAGTAATTCACATCTGTCTTCATTTGAGTATTATCAAGCGAATTCTACCGTATTTCTCCTTGAGCTCTTGCTTTCTTTTTTCAAGTATCACTTGAGCTCTGTTCCTTACGAATCACACCTCTTGCTGTTCCTTGTTTATTATTCTGTATATCTGTAATCTTTTATCTTTCCTGTAAAAGAGGCTTTCCATACTTATTTAGTTTCTTAAAAGTCCTATGCAGTTGCTGTCTAACTGCATTTCAATCAATTCCAAGCAGTCTTCATATATCTTCACTATTCATTTCTTTTCAATCTCGTTCGTAATCGTAATAAGCATTAAAGCAAAATGTCTTCACCCTGCTGAATGCTTCTTTCTCGTCCCCTCTAATCTTCTCTTTGATAGTAAAATCTATGAAGTTGTCCCTGTAAGTTATCTTGATAATACCATCTTCGCTTACAAGTTTTACACTTCAATCAATAAACATATGCTTAATAGATTGCAAATATGTCCTGATAATGATTAAAGTATTTTCCTGCATTAGTTTTGAATGAATAAATTTTCATCTAAAGGCTCTCACTTAAGAACAGTATCGTTCTTTGAGATTGTTGTAGGTTCTCATAGTTCAGTTTTTATCATTTTGAGTAATCTTTCCTGTTCTGATACACTTATTTCGTCTTCGTTTTTTATTACGGCTGTGATTTTTCTAATCAGTAATCACAATACTGCTTTCTTTGCTTTTTTAAGCTCCTCAAGAGGAATTTCTAAGTCTTTCGCGTCCTTTTTTGCTCTTTCCTCTAAAGCCTTATCAATAATAGATTGTTTGTAGGCTTGTTTGTCTTTCGCTCGTCATTTCGTGGATTGAACTGCATTTCTGTTATAAATTCCTAATTTATTCCTAATGAAGTCCTTCACCTCGTCGTAGTCAGAAGCGAAAAATTCCAATTTTAGAGCTTTCCAATCGTATTTTTGCTTCGCCATTTTATCTATAGTTAGTAAATCAAAACTCCTGAAGCTTGTTTTTGAGTGTTAACAAGTCCTGTTCACTATCAACGATAACAGTAAGACTAAGAGGCTTTTCTTTTGATTGTGCTTCTCAGAATTCGTCCTCGTCAAATTCAGGTATTTCAAACTCAGGAAATATGTCGTAAACCGTAAAAGTCAAATCTCAATAGTTGAAATCAGGCAATGTATCAATTTCACTCTTAAGATTAGCTAAATTCCAATCACTTTCGTTTAGCTTGTTATCTAAAATACGGTATTTCTTAATCTGTTCTTCTGTTAGGTGTTCTGCTCTAATGCAGGGAACAGTAGTCAATCATAGTAATTTTGCTCATTCAAGTCTTCAATGTCCTACAATCAATATGTTATTCTTATCAATAACAAGAGGCTGTAAAAATCAGAATTCCTTGATTGAGTTAGCAATCTTACTAATCTGGTCGTCGTCGTGCATTTTGTTATTCAGCTCGTATGGAATAACTTTGTCTATCTTTATCTCCTCAATTTTCATTTGTGGATTAGATTATGATATAAAGCATATTATTTTCTTAGCATATGATTGTTTTTAGCAATTACTCAAACCCTCCATATACCGTTTTTCAATTAGTAGTTAGTAGAGTTTTTTTGGAGCTTCGTTTTTTCACTATTGTCATATGAGTTATTTTTTCATATCACCTGTTTTAGCAATTACTCAAACCTATCATATGAAGCAATTTATCTTATTTTGATATGGGTTTTCTTAAATTACAACAGTCGTCAGGATTGTGATTAAAGTTCTCTTTCCAATACAAGTAATGTCCGTAAACATCTTCACAGACTGATATTTCCTTTTTATGTATTTTGCTTATGAGTTCTTTCTTCTTTTCTAAAGGTAAATGCTGATACCCTCATTCTGAATGAGTATAATCTGTATAGTCTATAGGAAACCGTTTTTTTATTCGGTGATTTACTCTAAGGAACTCTACGATTATTTTATCACACTTTATCGCATTTATCTTTTCTATATCTACATACGGTGGAATGTATGGTGATAAGCGAATTTGAACATCAAATCACAGTTTTTGAAGCTTCTCAATAGCTTTTATCCTATCGGACGGTCTTGTTGCTTTCTCGTAAGTAGAAGCGAGTTCGTCGTTAGTCGTTGTAATCGTAATTTGAATATGTGCGAGGTCTTTATCCAATACTTCTATGTATTCGTCGGAAGCAACTAAGTCTGATTTCGTCACAATTAAGTATCACTTCCTGACTTTTTTGAATGCTTTTAGAACATTGTAAGTAATTTTATGTATTTTCTCTACAGGTTGGAAGCAGTCGGTCATTCCTCAGAGCCTTGTTATCTGTTCTTTAGGGATTTCTCTTGCGATTATCCTGTATGCTTCTCTTAAATCTATGAATTTTGGATTAGCAGGATTCCATAAACCTCTAAAATCTAAAAGACTTTTAGCATAGCAATACGAACAATCGTGAGAACACCCTTGTCAGTAAGTATCCAATCTCGTAGGATACATACACTTTTTCCCTTCTCCACCTCCTACGGTGTTGTAAAGTGCTCAAAATTTTTTGATTTCTGACATTTTTGGATTCCACGGAAATAAAATTGAACATTTTTTCGGTAATTTTTCTCTATTTAGTTCGTTCCGTTTTCAACAGTTTTGCGAATGCAGTTCTGAAGTCTGAGTGTTATTCGTTCCGAATTTACAGTCCTCGCAGTTTTTTGAATGGAAACAAATCAAATACGAATTTCCGAATTTTTGCTTTTAGGCTTTCGGATTGTATTGATAAACGACATCTCAATTCTCGTCTACTCATACAGGTAAAAGCACTCACTCATACAATTTATATGGTGAATTCTGCTTTTTTGGATTATTCCAAAGATTATGTAAGAAGTCTAACATAGTCTGGTCTTGATTTAGAGCTTTAGTTCTTCAGTTTCCTGTATTCAAACCTGTAGCTCACAATCGTTTAGTATTCGCAAATATACTATACTTAGCCATATCATTTCGGTGAACTTCTCATTTCTCCTGAGCAACTTTGATTGCTCGCATATATTGTCATTTATGAGTATTAGAAAGAGGTCATTCTGTAGGAAGTCAGCAACAACTCCGTCAAAATGTCTTTTCCTTATGCTTTGGACAACTTACTGCAAGTTTGATATTATTCTTAGCACATAAATGAATGAGTTCGTCCATATAAGGACGAGTGAATTCCCTTGATAATCTTAAATATCCCTTAGTATTAGCATATTTCTTGTAGAAAGCATAAATATCAAATCAGCATAACTTACTTATTCTCTGGAATTTTGCTTTTACAGGTGCAGGTGCTCTTTGGTCTAAACATAGGAATTCCGTAGAAATCGCTTTTACTCAGGCTTTACCTGCATCATTTAGCATTTCCTTGACTGTTTTATCAGTTATTCATACAATGTATGGTCTGAGTCTTAGAACAGTCCACAATCCCATATCTGATAACACTTTCAACACCTCCATTCTTCTCTGTGGAGTAGGAGTTCAGTTCTCCAATTTGTCTGCTATCTCAGGATTATAGGTGATTATGCTCGCCATATATGCGAAATGGTCTTTTCACTTTTCAAACTCTTTAAGATACCTATCGTCCCTAAGGATTAAGTCGGATTTTGAAGAAAATCTAACAGGGTATTCCAAATCATTGAAAAGCTTTAAGCACTTTAGTCAAACTCCTCATTCTTCTTCAATAGGACACATAGGGTCCGACATTCCTCCTCGTTGTAATACATATCTGTTCTTAATGTAGTATGCGAACTCTCCTCAATACTTATCAGGCTCTCTCATCATTTTCTCAAATTTTGCGAAGTTGATTTTCTTAACCTGCTTATTGAAATACTGCTCCTTTCCGTTTCAAACTCACCTTTGAAGTGAAGCAAAACAGTAAAGGCAATTAAATCAGCAGTTAGAATAAGTATCAAAGGTCATAGGCATAGAACAGTCTATGTATTCTCAGCTCCAACGAGGACTTCAATAGGCTTGTGGTAAAAATTGAAACATTATTTAGTATTATTGATAATAAAATCTTTGATTTTTTTTGGAGTTCGTTCTTCTGTATTGAATTCTAATACAGGCATCTCCAAACATAGCTTGTCTGCTCGGTTATGAACTGTCTTTTGCTTTTTCATTATCACTTCTGTATTGATTTTTAGCTTTCAACCTCTTGCAAGAATCCTCTTTTGAATACTTTCCTGTGTCGCATATAAGGCGACTAAATAAGAGGTATATCCTACTTGACTTCAGAAAGTCCTAATCATTTTAATAATTCAAGGTGATAAGTCGTAAGTTCACTCCATAACTATATTTTCAACATTCAAAGCAACTGCTTCGTCTAAGTATTTTGGTAAATCGTCTAAGAAAACTTTAGTTGGAATACGGTCAAGTCCTCAGCAACTCGTAGAATACTTCCCAATCAACATAGCATTTTCTCCTAAAGCATATGTCAATCTTCAGTTTCTTTTTTCTTCACGATTCGGTGCAAATTCCTTAGCTAAAGTAGATTTTCAAGTTCAATTAGTTCAAGTGATAATGATTATTCTCATTGTCAACCGTTATTCGCAAGATAAAAGTCAACTACTTCTTTTAGAAGCTCTATGTTCGCCTCCCATTTGTGAGCAGTTTGAAAGAAAACTCCGTATTTTTCGTATTCTTCAGGAGTAAGATAGAATGTTATAGGCTTTCTCGTATTTTCCTGCACTCATTGAACATTTGAGAAGTCGTATGCTTTCTTCTCAACATTGACTTCATATGCTCTTGCAGTCTGAGGCTCTACTCATTCCTCGTCGTCTTCTTCACCTCCTCCGATTTCCTCAGGATTGACTACTTCATTTTTCAATTCAGGTATTTCAAGTCCGAACTGCTCTATTTCAAACATATTAAATCAGAGGTCTAAAAGGTCTTCTCCGTCGTCAAATAGTGATTGTAGTTCCTCTTGTAAATTACTCATATCAAAAGGACTCTCATTGAGCTTGTTATCCTTAATTCTTAATGCTTTTTTCTGCTTTTCACTAAGTCATTTAAGAACAACACAGTCAACTTCTTTGTTTCACAGAGATTTCATTGCTTCAAATCTTCCGTGTCCAATAATGATAACATAGTTTTCGTCAACCACTAAAGGCTGAATGAATCAAACTTCCTTAATGCTCTTAGCAATTTTTTCAATTTGCTGTTCAGAATGTCTTTTCACATTCTTCTCATAAGGAACGATTTTCTCAATCGCAATTTTTTCTACTTTCATTACATAAATTTGTAAAAATATAAAAATTATATGTAAATCCCCTTTTTCTTAGAGATTTCATATGCTTTTCAGGAATAGTAGTCTATCATTTCTACTAAAGTTTGAGTAGGTATTTTGAATACGAGGAATCTGTTATTTATCATTTCGTCAACTTTCTCTACTCAATACTGCTGTTGCATTCGCCTCGTGTAAACAATGTAGTTTCCATTAAGGAAAACATTACACCTCATACAACCTGAATGACAATTATCCTCGTCATACCTATACAAAAAACAGGCTCTCGTAATAAAGTGCATATTTTGAGCCTGTTTTCGTGTAATTTTTGCTCAGCATAAAGGACATACGACAATTCCCTTGTCGTTGCAGTCCCTTAGTCTTATGAATAGCGAAAAAACTCTATCCAATTCCTTGACTAAATGCTGTCTTGTTTTTGTCTTCTTTGTTTTAGCTTTTCACCTCATAAAATGAAAACACCTCATATAAATGATATGAGGTTCCATAAGAGTGTTTTGTTAGTCCTGACTTTATAATAGGAATATTATTCCTTTTTGCAATACCTTTTTATATTTTTATTAGCTTTTAGATATTCCTTGACATCTGAGGTCTTGATATATCTAACAGTATAACCTCTTTTCGTTGCTCTTGATTGAGCTGTAGTAATCTTAATAGGAATGTAGTAATCCTTGTCTTTCTTTATTCTGCTGTGAGGAGTTCATTCTAATTCTGATAGCTCCGTTTGATTATAGCTCTCTACGATTTCCATTGCTTTCGTTTCTTAAATAGGTAAAGTAAATATTGTAGAATAACAAGTAAGAGGGTTATTTCTACTAAGGAAGCCACAATCGGCTTCCTTTTCTTATTCTGTATAGTCGTGTTGTTGCAGGAAAAATTTTCTGTAGTCCCTTGAAGCTAAAGCATAGTAGAATTCTTCCCTCATTTCGTCAAACCTCATAAATCAATCCCTATGGTATATAGGCAACTGCTCCTCAACTCAAGCAATTCGTATATCAGTCCTATAAATAAAATCTTCCTTATGTTCAATAACTCCAAATACGAATTCTCAATTTTCGTCGTAGAATCAATGTTCAATATG